TAGCAAAAAGATATGATGCTAAATTAAATACCTCAATAAGAGGTGTCATAGGAGAATAAATTATGGGCGGAGGAAGAAGCGCACCCCAACAAACGGTTACTCAATCAGGTATTGATCCAGAGTTTAAGCCGTATTTAGAAACTGTTTTAAAAGATGTTACATCACAATATGAAACAGACATTGGTAAAATTAGAGCAGGAGATACAAGTAGTGTTGTAGCTGCATTAGATCCTGCTCAACAGTCAGCACTTAAAGCACAAGAAGCATTAGCTAATCAAGCTGTTACTGGTACCGGTGCATTTGATTATACGAATGCTATGAATCGTGACATACAGAATGTAGTAGGTTCAGCAGCTGGACAAGCGGCACTTGGTGGTTATGGTGGATCAGCTCGAGCACAAAGAATGATGGCTAGTGCAGTTGGTGATAAGTCAATGCAGTTTCAACAGCAAAGACAACAAGATATACAGTCAGGCGCTAAAGGACTTGGTCAAGTTGGTAGTGCTAGACAACAGTATGCACAGCAAAAAATTGATGCACCAGCTACAGTAGCTTCAAGATACTTTGGTTATTTAGGAGCAGCCCCTCAACAACAAACACAAACCACTACTGGTGGTGGAGGTAAATAATGGTTGTAGAACTAGCTAAGCCGTATGACGAGGAAGAAGTAAAAAGAATGCTAGCACGTGCACAGTATACACCAAGACCTCAATCAGTACAACAACAATCAAATCCTTTAATGGATGTTGCTAAAGCAGCTGGTAGTAGTATGATAGGTAAAGCTGGTGAAGCAGCAATGGGAAAACTGGGAACTGCTATGACAGCTCCAACTATGGGTGCAGGAGCATTAGGATCTATGGCTTTAAGTGCATTGCCTATGTTAGCTGGCGCTGCTGTATTAGGTAAAGTATTTAAGTTATTTAATACAGGTGGTTATGTAGGTCCGCTTGGTAATATGTCAAAAGTAAAATATAAAACACATGGTGGGGATGTTACACACGAATACGAAGTGAATATGGGACCTTTGTCTAAAGGAGTTTAGTATGAAATATAAAGCCACTCAAAAAGACCGCTATGGTAATATGAAATCTCTAGAGATTACAATGGATAATCAGCTAGAAGTTCCTCCTATGACTTCAGCTGTACCAATGTACGATCATCCTGGAGAACCTAAAGGTACTGATACTGTACCAGCTTGGCTTACTCCTGGTGAATTTGTTGTTAATAAAGAAGCAACAGATATGTACGGACCATTAATTAAAAAGATAAATGATGAAGGCAGAAAGATTCAGAATATGAAACCTGAGTATGCAGAAGTTGGCATGCCTGTACCTAAGCCTAATAAAGATGTTATAGCTGGAGAAAAGTTTAAAAATAAAAGAAGCAGACAATCTGATATTTATAATTACTTAAAAGAAAACTATCCTCAGCTAACTGATGATGCTATTGCAGGTATTATGGGTAATATAGGTGTAGAAACTGGTTATACTTATGAGTACACTACTAGACAAAATGAAAATACTGGTGATCGAATAGGTCCAGGTATGGGATTATTTCAATTTGATGAACAAAAGAAACCTTATTTAAATTATTTAAAAGCAAATGATAAAAAAGATTCTATGGCTTCTCAGTTAGATTATTTTGTACAAAGCATATATAATAAAGATGCTGTACCTCATCCTACAAATAAAAGTGGTTTTAGGATAGGTAAAACAAATGCTGAAAATTTACAAAAATCATTTGCTAATAACGACGCTGAAACTATAGCTTTAGATGTAATGAATAAACATTTAAAACCAGGTGTTCCTCATGCTGATAGAAGAGTTAATAAAGCTAAAGAAATAAAAGAGCTAATAGATAATAAAGCATTTGGTGATCCTTCAGTTTATGATAAGTATAGAGAGGCAGGAATACAAGTGCCTCCCAGTTCAGATGGACTTAGCTTTGACATTCCTAATCCTCTTAGTAGTATTAAAGAAAAAGCTAGCAGTCTTGCTAAAACTGTAAAAGATTTTGTAGATCCAAATAATATTGGTTTACCTACTTTAAAGTTTTCTTCTAATAAATTTGAAATGCCTAAGCGTTCAGGAATATTTGATAGAAAAAGTGATGGCGGTAAAGTACAACACCTAGATCCAGGTGGTATAGTATATCCTACATTAGATGACCAAGATGATATAATGAAACTAATATTTGAATCAGAAAAGTTATCTGATAAGACAGATGATATATTAAGTTCTGTAAAAGTACCTGAAGATGATACTACTACTATGTCAATGGATATGTCTTTACCATCAGATAATTATGTAGAATCATATGATCCACAAGGTTTAGGTATGCCAATGGCAGATCCTACATATATGAGTAGCTACGATAAAATGGTTCAAGATGAATTAAGTGGTTCACCTGCTTATGAAATACCACCAGTATTTCAGCAGATAGATCCTGATATGTATGACCAAGAAACTGGTGACAAACTATTAAAAGTAGATAAGCCTGTAAGTATGGGAGTAACAAAACCTAATATGCTTCAAATGGAAGGTGATATACTTTCAAATTTAATGTTGCCTACTGATGTTGGTATAGCAGCTCAAATAGCTGAAAAACAAAAGATGCTTGATAATGAAATGAAGAATTTAACTATATATCGTGACGTTAAACCTAATCCGAAAATGTTAGAAACTTCAAGAAAGATTGTTAATAAACTTGAAGATCAAATTAAAGATCTTAAGAAGACACAAGCCTTAGAAGAATTTAGAGCAACCTCAGACTTTGTTCCTAATGTTGAAGCAGCTAAAGAAGAAATACAAAAGGAAGCTAATAAAGCTGCTTTAGAGCAAGTTATTTCTTCTGATGAAACAACTGAAACAGAAAAGACTGTAGCTTCACAGGCTTTAAGTGATTTAAATAACCAAGAAGATACAACAGAAGTAACTACACCATTAGAAGAAAGTCAATCTAAGTTAGTATCTGTTGCAAACAATTTAAATACGGCTAAAGAAGCGGAACTAAATCAAGATTTAAATAGTGATGCTGGTAAGGCTGCTCAGAATGATGCTAATCAAAGTCAGGGTACACCTGCATATGAGCAAGCTAAAGGAGTACTTAACTTTTTGTTTGGTGATTTAATAGATGGCCAAGAGCTTGGAAGAGGCATTGCAATTTACTTAGCATCAAGAGCATTAGGCTACGATCATAATGATACTATAGGTTATGTAGCAAAGAACTATCTTAAAAGAGTTGATACAAAGAATGCTCTTATGGATAAGTTTATTAAAGAAAACGCTGGTAAGTATACTAAGAAATCACTTGCTGATTATAAAAGAACTGGTGATCCTAATATGCTTACACCTATTGGCTCTACACCTAGACCTCAAGGCGAAGAGAAAACTTATTACAATGCAGCAGGTCAAGCAAGGGTTGCTTATAAGTTTAAGAAAAAGAATGCTCAAGGCGATGACTTTACTTACTGGTCATGGGATAAAGACGGTGGTGATGTAAAGCAAAGAGTTAGTAGCGCTTGGACTTCTGATGGTTCTGATGTACAAGGTACTGATGAATACAATGAAAAGATTAATAAAGCTGCTGATAGAATAGTAGGTCAAATGAAAGCTTTTAAAGAAGGTAAAGATAAAACTAAAGAAAAGAATATCGATAAAGGTATTATGCAAAACGTTTATAAGACTGATATTGAACCTGAGTTTGCTGCTAGAGAAGTTGCAGCATGGGCAGATAAGAATGGCTTTGAAGTTTATGAAATGGGATCTGGTATTCAGCAAGCATGGAATATGGCTATTGCTGCAGCTGATGAAGCTGAAGCCCAAGGTATTGATGTTAGCATAACTTCTTTATTACCTTACTTAGAAGAAGCTACTATTAAACAAAGACTAGATAATCTTAAAGGTGTACCACCTGTTTCAACTGCTATAGTTAATGGTAATAAAATTGAAATGAATCCATCTGAACTTGTAATATTAAATGGTAAGATTAATAATGTTACAGGAGATGTAAATAGATTTTGGAATACTGTTGCTAAAGTATATAAAGGAAATGATAAAGAATCTGGTAAACCTTGGAAGAAAATATTTGAGCAGCATGTTATTGATTCAGGTGAAAACATAACACCATTTGCATTGTTTGGGCAAGTATACTTAGAAAATATAATGGAAGGAATGGCTAATCAGTAGGAGTTTATATGGCTTTATATAATATAGATACTTCTGATTTTGTAATGCCTAAAGCAATAAACCAGGAAGAACATAAGTTTATTGATGGTGATACATTAACAGATAAAGAAGGTAAGCTATTTAGAATAGAAGGATTAAGCGCACCTGAGATTATGCATATTACAGGACAGGGTGAGCTTGCTCCTGGAACTCCTGGTGGTTTAGCAGCTACTGAACAGATTGAAGGGTTAGCTAAAAAGTTTAACTATAATAATGTAATTAAACTTACAAATCCAGATGGCTCACCTAAGATGGATGCTACAGGTACCAGACAATTAGTTAGGATAACTGATGAGGATGGTAGAGACTTTGTAGAAACATTAAGCAGATATGGTATAAATAAATTAGGTAAGTATAGTTCACCTGAAGAAATTAATGCATATCAATGGGGAGCTGCACGTAAATCAGATAGAATAAATAAATTTTCTGATGAACCACTTGATGAGTTTGAACAAGCACAACTTACAATAGAGCAAGTTGCTGATAAAGAACAATGGTATGATTCAGAGTTTGCTAAGATTGCATTGAATGAACAGCAGCTAGCTAGATTAAATGCACCTAGACAACCTGGAGAATCTATTGCAGAGTTTGCATTCAGAAAGAAAATGGCAGCTGAGTATACAGATTCTATGGTTTTAAATAGGCATAGCGATAGAACATTACAAAACAAATCACTTCATCCTTGGGCTGATGGCTTTGATATAGGTTGGACAGGTGCTATTGAAGGAATGTATGGTGCTGTTAATATGATTGGAGAAGAATCAGGATTTGATTGGTTCTCAGAGATTGGTTCAGCTGGTATTAAAAGACAGCATGATTATTTAAGATCTAAGCCTGAATTAAAAATGAGTATACTAAAACCTACATTAGATGATGACGGTAATGTTATTGCTAATGAATGGGATGTTGGAGGGCTAAGTGGTTTCTTTGAATACGTAGGAAACATGGCAGCTATTTCATTACCATATATGGGAGTAACATTTGCAGGCGCTATGACAGCACCTGTAGGTATGATAGCACCGGTAGCTATGTATACAGGTATGACATATAATGATATGGAAGGTGATGCTGAAGATAAGAGTGCTATATTAGCTACAGCTTCTGGTGTTACTATGTCTGTATTAGATAGGCTTGGTATTAAAACCTTAATGAGTGGTGTAAGCGGTACAATATTAAAGAAAGAATACCGTGATAAAATGGTTAAGGCTTATCAGAAAAAGAATCCAGGTGCAACAGATGCAGTAGCTAAAGCAGCTATAGCTAAAATGACACGTATGGAATCAGCTAAGCTAATAGGTAGTGCTGCACAAATTGCTAAAGAACAATTAACATATGGTAATATACTACGAGCATTTGCTGCAAGATCTGCAACAGGCTTTGGTATAGAATCAACTACAGAAGTTGGACAAGAGCTTACACAATACTTAGCTTCAGTATATGGTAGTGATAAACCATTTAACTCAGTTGACTTACATAATAGATTAGTAAATGCTTTTGTAGCTGGTGGTACATTAGGTGCAGGCTTTGCAATACCAGGAGCTGCATATGATGCTGGCGCATGGGCTGATGTAAATGTTAGGCTAGCACCAGCTGAAGAAAAAAGGTTATCTACTGAAGGTAAGTGGGCAAAAGAAAACGAAGATAAGTATAATATTAAAAATCCTGATGGTACTATTGCAAGATATGTTAAACCAAAAAATACTTTGGAACTACTTGATGGCTATAGAAAAAAATTAAAAGCTAAGCGTACAAGTGAAGCAGAGCGTGAAGCATATGGTGAAGTAATAGATCGTAGTAGTTTTGCTGGTAGAGATGAAGCCGGTAGAAAGCAAGCAAAGGATAGAGATCTTCTTGAAAAAATTAAAGCAGCGGCTAAAGAATTTCCTGTATTATGGAGGGGATCTGTTGGTCATGCTATGTGGCAAGATGCAGTTGGCTCACCTACAATAAGAGAACTTGGTTCTTTCTTTGGTGCATTCTTACATAGAGTACATCCTGGTAGAAACTTTGAAGAGCATAAGCAAGGTGAGTTAGCTAAATATAAAGAAGAGATAATGTCACCAGCTGGCGCAGCTAGTATGCTTAAACAAAAGAACATTGATACTTTAACTATATCAGATATGGTATATAGATTTTATAGAGATGTTGTTAAAGATCAAGAATTAAGTAAAGTTGACTTTGATAATTTACCTGAGGAATTTAGAAAGGATAAAGATTTTTATAAATTAATTACAAGTCAACTACAAAAGCTTGGTGATAAACTTTTTAAAGATCAAAAGACAGCAAGAGAATTCTTTTTAGATGGTAGTAGAACTGGTAAAAGATTTGATGTAGGTTATTTAAATAATTATTTAGGTACATATAAATCATTAGATAAAGTACAAGTTGAAAAGAATAAAGAAGAATTTATTAAAGATCTTAAAGATGAGTTTCAATTCACACAGGATCAAGCTAAGCGATTAGCAGATGCTATATTAGATAATAATGATATTGTAGATGATAATACTTTAACTGATTTTAATATTGGTAGAGGTAGGCATATTCCTGGTTCGCATAAAGGAAGAACACTTGGATTAGCAACACATCCTAGTGGTAAGTTTGAAAAATATATGGAAAAGGATTTGTTTATAAATGTTAGTAATGCTGCTAAATCTGCTGCTAGATATACTACGTATCAGAAGTTTGTTGGTGATAATGGTGAGGTTATCAATCAGGTACTTGATGAAGCTGTACAAAAGGGTGAGATAACTGAAGAGCGTGCTAATAGATTAGCAGCATTCTTACAGGATTATCTTAATGCTGAATCAGGTAACTATAAGAAAATAGATAATGAAACACTTGCTAAAATACAAAAGAACGTATTAGTATGGACTACACTTGCAGGACTACCATTAGCAACTATCTCATCGCTTGTAGAATTTATGATGACTATGAGAGCACTATCACCAGAACAAATACAAGGTGTATTAAAGAATGCTGGTAGAGAACTTGGTCAAGCAATATGGGAAACTATTACTACACCCACACCTAATTTAAAGTTAGCTACAGGAACTAAAGCTAGACTTAAGAAAGAAGAAAGGCAAGCTCGCCTAAAAAGATTAGGTTATTTTGATTGGGATGTAGGTGCTGCACAAACTACAGGTGCTACTGAAAATACTTTTGCTTCAAGATATTTGTTAGATAAGTATTTTAGAGTTATTGGTTTACAGCAGTGGACAGATTATACACGTAATGTAAGAGCTTCAATTGCTGATGATTTTATTATGGATCACTTAGCTACTGTTAAAGAAGGTAGAATGAGTGGCAGACCACAAAATAATGAAGAGCAAGAAGCTGAAGAACAATTAAGAAATCTAGGTATAAATGTTACAGAGCTATTAGAAATTGATGGTTTACCATTTGAAAAACCTGCTAATAAAACTAGAGAAGAACATCTTTCAGATATGAGAAGAGCTAGCGAAAGGTTAGATGATATATTATCACAAGCTGAATACAACTTTGTTAATGAAGCTATTGCATTACCGGGAACAGCTAATAGACCATTGTTTTATCAGAACCCACACTTAGCTTTATTCACACAGTTCCAAGGTTTTATTGCAACATTTTCTGCAAATATATTACCAAGATTGTGGGGAGATTATGTAAAGAGAGGTACACCTAGATTAAAATATAATGCTTTTGCAATCATGACTACTATGATTATGTTAGGTTTTGTTTCACAATACTTAAAAGATTTATTAAAGTATGGACAAGCTACACCTTATTTAGATCGATTAGAAAAAATACAAAGAGGTATAGGCGCATCAGGTATGATTGGTGTTGCTGAAAGACCACTTAACTTTTTCTTTCCTATTTATGAAACATCATCTAGTAATATGGTTGAAGAAATTTTTGATACAGTATCAGGTGAAGCAGCAGCTTTATCAAACGTATCAAGAGCTTTAACAGGAGCAGGCCAGGTACTAGAAGGGAAAACGGAAACAGGCTTATATAAATTATTTAAAACTGCACCATTGATTGGGCCAGTTAATATACTTAATAGAAGACTAGCTGCAGCTGGTGCTTCATTAGTTGAATAGGAGAACTTATGGCAATAGATACAAGCGCAAAATCCGGTTCTATGCTTGATAAACCAACTGACATGCTTGCTAAAAAGTTAGCAGGTACACATAAACTTTGGTCAGTAGCTGATAAAGAAGAGCTTGTTAAAAAAGATATAGAAACAATTCAGCAACCTGTAGATACAGCAGTTGCAAATCAAGTGATTGCTGATAATAATATTGAAGACATTGCAGGAATAATGGCAAGCACTGATGAAGAGGCAATAGCTAATAAGACACCTGAAGAGTTAGCATCAGAAGAAGCTGCTAGAATTAAACCACGTGTACGACAATTTGGTGAAGCACTTGGTAAAGATATAACAACTTTAAGAGGTGCATACGAATTAGAAAAAGCAATTACTGGTCAGCCTAGTATAGATGAAGCAGCGTCATCATTTGGTGGTGCTATTAATAGAGCTGGTAAAGTTGCAGGCTTAGCTAACACTGGAAGAATAGCAGGTACTAAACTAACTGCAGATCAGAAAGCAAAGTTTTTATCAACAGGTAATTTTAGAGAAGCTGCTCAGACAACTGATGCACCTGTAGCGCCTTTATATAAGAATATCAATAACTTAAACACTACAAATAAAAATATATTTTATGATGTGTTAGATGCAGGTACGTTAAATGATAAAGGAACTTTTATAGTTGATCCTGAATTGTTTGGTTTAATGGGAATACTTACAGAAGAATTCTTTGTACAAAGTATGTTTACTACAGATCCTGAAGAAGTTAGTGATGTTGTTGAAGAAGTAAATGAGCAAGACTCTATTAAAAAGTTAGAGTTTAAAAAGGCACAAGGTATTCAACAGTTAGGTAAAGAAGTTTATAGAGAATATAAAAGAACTAAAGCTATGCAAAAAGGTTTAGGAGATACTGCTGAATACTTAAATGAAATAGATAATATTAGACCTGAAGTATTTACACAGATTGGTGATATAGCTAAGACTACTTATGCTGCTGCTAATCCTGATATGATACAAGAAAAGAATGTAGGTGGTCGAGTAGTATTCGAACCTACTGAAAAGGGTGCAAAAATATTTGAAAATATGTATCGTGTATATACTGGTTTGTTTAGTACACAAGAAGTAACACCGTTATCAGCACCGTCACAAGATGGTAGAGTTATGGGAGAAGCATCTCAGTATACTCGTGATATGACAACTAGACTTTCAAAAGAAATTGGTGATACCTCTGCACACTTTGAAGCTACTAAGAATATGAATCAAGTAGCATTTATTAATGATCCTAATAGAGAAAAGGTTGCAACATATTTATCAATGCTTGCATTAGCAAACGCAGGAACTGTAAGAAATATAGATATGCAAGATCAATATATACCAGGTCCTAACAATGATATTTTCTATGCAAACATTTTTAAAATAGGTAAACAAAAATACCAAGATTTATTAAATGAAAAAGCATCTTTAAAAAATAGAGTGCAAAGATTAATAGAGCAAGGTGCATCAGAAGAACAAGTTAAGTTAGCTGAAAAAACATATAGAGATTATAATCCTAAAAATATTCTTAGACTTGAAAGAGAAAAGTTTGTAAATCTTATGGAAGGTGTAGGAAGATACTCAGGTAAATCTAACTATTTAACTTTTGCATTACAGTTATTAACTGGAAGAATGCATGCTCAGCAAACTATATACAATCCTCAGGCTAGTCCTATTGTAAGAGGTATAGTAGGAGGCGGTAATAAATATCAGTGGCAACCTGGTAAAGGTGGTAAGCTCGAACAAAACTGGACAGAAGGAATGTCAAAGCATTTGTTTGAAGATCCTAAAGTAACTGATGAAGAAGGAAGAAAGGTTGAATCTAGCTTTAAGAAAAAGTATGGTATGGGTAGACCTACTTCAGAAAGAATAAGAATATTTAAAGAGTTTGAAAAGCAAGCTGAACAAAATCCTGGTGCTGGTTTATATAATCAATATGTACAATGGGGTAATGAGTTAATAGAAAGAACAGCGGGCTTTAATACAAGAGAAGCTGGTGCATTATTAACTGCATTTAAAAAAGCAGCTTCGCCTCAGCAAGCAAATGAAGTTAAGAAACAAATAGCACAAAGATATGGTTCAGATCCATTAAGTCCTAGATTAAAAGCATACTTAGCTGACTTTGAAACTGATGCTATACATCAAGCAGATTACTTAATGGCATTAGCTAAATACGAAAGAGCTAAAAAGAATGGAACTATATTTACAGATACGCAGGCATTTGAAATAGATGGACAAACACATGGTCCTGCAACTCTTGCTACATTACTTGGTAGTTTAAATATGGCTAAGAGATCTGGTATAATAATGAAAACACCTTTCTTAGAAAAGCTAGAGTCTAGCGATTATAAAGATGTTAGAGATGCTATGGCTGATGAAATGAGAAGAAAGTTTCCTAGCTTAGTTAAAGGTGTAACTAAAGTAACACACGATAACAAGGCGGGACTACCGTCAATAGCGAATGCTTATGAGCGAATATTAGAAGAAGCTATTGGTGATAGAGAAAACTTTTTAAAGAAGTCACCTATGACTATGGGATATGGTCAGGATATATTTTCATTAAAGCAGCACGTAGATCGAACTGTATTTTTAAATGATGAAATAAAAAGTATAATGGCTAATCATAAATTAAATAATAACGATGTTATTGATTTCTTACATACTATATTAGTTGATTCTATTTATGAAACTATGGATCCGCAGACTTTAAGAATGACTAAACTAATGAAAGCTATTGCTTTTATGTCTCCGCTTTCAGCAGAGCTATTACAAATTAAACAGCCTACTGGTTTAGTATCTACGCTTGCAGGCTTAACATCTGAACAGGCAGGACAAACACAATATCAAATTAAAGATGAAGCAGGTAAACCTAGAACTGTTACTGTGCAGCATTATAATGTAAAGACAGATCCGTCTGCTATTAAACCTATGCCAGGTAAAGCACCGGAGTTTGGTGGTTACGCAGTAGGTAGAGCTCAGCCATCTATAATACAAGCATTTGATTCTAATATGGTTACTAAAACTTTTACAAATTCATGGGATAAAATTAAAGATATATCTAAAAGTTTAGGAGCAAGTAATCCATTTGTATTACAAATATACGATGCATTTTTAACTGACTCTGGTACAATGGATGTTGTAAGAAGATCTGCTAATGAGCATCATAAAAATTCTTTAATTAATGAACAAGCTATTGAAAAATTATTTGATTGGTATGAAAGTACTTTTACAGAAAAATTAAATACATTAAAGAATGATACAACTACATATGAATTATTTAAAGATGGTGTAGTTAATAAAGAATCTGAATTTAAAACTATAGCTGGTCTGTTAGCTAATCCTGATAGATTTACAAATGGTTCTCGCAAAACTTTTGTAAAGCTAATTCAAAGACAAGGTGATTTTCAATGGGAAAGAGCAGACAATATTAATATTAAAGGAGATACTTTAGAAGAATGGAATAAGAAAACTTTTAATGCTGCTAAAAAAATGGCGCTTGAAATGGAATCAAACATTAATAAAAAATTAAAGGTTAACAAAAAATCTTTGCTTGATAAAAGTTTTACTGGCCAGGAAATCGGTATAATATTAGAAGAAATAGTTAGAACTTTAGAAATGCCTGCAAGAATTAAAGAAGGTAGGCAGCTTGTTACACAATCAAGAGGTGAACTAGCTAGAGAAATCGGAAGTCAAGATACTTTAAACATTGATCTTTAATTGTCTCCTTAAAGAGGAAAGCAAAATATAACTATAACTATAGAGGGTTTAAGATGTGGCCGTTGTTTCATAGAAGATTTTTAGATTTTAATTATGACTATGTAGATTTTTCAAAATTGTTTAGCCGATATTAAAGACGAAAAAAAATACCCCTAAGAGTATCATAAGATATTCTTAGGGGTTTTTTTATTGGGTTGCTGCTACTTTAGCAAGCGCTTGTTTCTTCCATTCATGAGCATTTGTTTTACCTTCTTCAGGTAATCCTTGATCTGTATAATAATCTAGTATTCTTAAATACTCATTTTCTATTATTAATTCGTCTAACTGTTGGTCAGTCATACGATCTGCTAGTGTAACATCCATTTTTAATTCAGCTAATGCTGTTTTATTGTCAGGTTGTAAGCCTAGTCTTACTGGTAATATTCCTTTCTTACGCGAAGAAGTAGTCACTTTTATTTACCTCTCTAATATCTAAGCTGCCTAGCTTAGGTTGTTGATAGTTAAAATTATCTGGGTTTGTTACTATCATTCTTTCAATGACTTCAAAGAAGTTAGAATAACTATACATTGTTATAAACTCTTCTTTAATAAAAGCTAATAACTCATCTACATCACAAGCATGTACACTAAATGAATCGTGTACTGCACCAAAGTTATCATCCCACTTAGCAATTACTTTAGCCATATGTGCAGCATCCATAGAGTGCACAAAGTTAGGTGATATACCAGACATAAAAGATCTTATCTTTGGTTTGTCTGTTGGTTCTTTACCTACGTGTTGTATTCTTATTGTATCTGTTTCTTCTTTGCTACCATCTTCTTTTGTTATAGTAGGTTTAACTTTACGTTTACTACAACTAATAATAGCTTTTTCTTTAAATTCATTCTCAACGAATGCTTCATATATAACTGGAAACCCAGATGGTGTAGTCCATCGTATAGACTTTTGTTTAGTGTTCTTAGCATAGTCAGAAGCTATCTCAGCTTCAGCAATCTTTTGTAAGAACTTCATTGTTTGTAATGGACCTGCACAAACACTATCAATTGCTTTGATTAAATGTTTAGCAAGTAACTCACAGTCCTCTTCAGTTATATTATACTTATCTAAATACCCTTCCACATGACAGTCAAGATACATATTTTCTGCGATCTTTTGAGCTCCAGCACTGTATGCTCGAGTCATTGAACCGCGTTTAGCTATACCTTTACGTATATGTTTCATTGGCATTTGTCTTTCTTCAAACCATTCCGGTACTCTTTTAATTAAATCCTTAGCGCATTGCACATAAAAATCTTTTTGAATATCCTGTGGTACAATCCCAACTAACTCTCCTGCTTCTTTGTCTTTAGACATAGCGCATAGATGTTGCCATCCATTATTAGAACCATCAATTGGTATTGGAAGATAAGTAATATATTCTTCTTGCTCGAGTGCATCTTTAATTTCTAATACACTAGCTAGCAAGCTAATAGGTTTTTCTGCATTAGGATCTATAATTTCTTTGTTAGCTATCTCTAATAGTCTATCAATATTATTATCGGTCCATGCTTCACGATCTTCTAACGTCATTTTATCTACAGATATATCATCTAACTCTTCGTCTTTTAAGTAAGGTTTATAATCTGTTGTTAACCAGTTGGGTAAACTATCTTTATGATAAGTTTCATTATAACATACTGCTATATGAATCTTTAATCTTCTTAATCCTGCATCAGTCATGGGTTTGCCTTTAGCAAAAAGCATTTGGCCTCTTGCTATATCATTACCCTGAAAGTTTAGGAATGGTGTAGTATAATATATTCTACCACGATAATCTGCTTCAACATATTGATAAAATGTTTTGTCACCTATTAATTTAGATCGTGCCATAGTTAAATCAAATTCTATTATCTTTGATTTATATTTCTTAGGAAAGTCTTTGTATTGATCTAGTATTTTATTTCGATTACGATTTAAAATATTACGAACTTTATTATTAACTTTCCATTCAGTTTGCTGTAACACATTCATGCTTTTAATAAAGCTGTTTGCTAGATAAGGTTTAAACTCTTTGCTTCTATCATGTGTCCATCCTTTTATTACAGGTCGTTCAGTAGGTTGCATTAAAGAATTAATAGGCCCTGGCTTTTCAAATACAGTTCCTTTTAACAAATCCATACTACCTTCTGGCACAAGTAAATCCCACTTCTCTGGTATTACTATGTAATGTGCACGGCTTCTCTTTAAACTACGGTCTAAAGATTCCACTGGAATAAATGTATTATCCCTGGTTTTACCTATATTAATCTGATGTGTTTGATAGAAAGGTTCTAAGAATAAATCTCCCATCATAACTCGAAGTCTAAACCAATCCCAAGGTGCATCATCCTTATTAGAATACTTTATTTCTGTTAAGATATGAGTGCCAACCGCTACGCTTAAGTGTGTAAGGTTAGCTTCACCTTGGTATGATTTGTTTCCTCTCATACTATTACGAGCAAAGTGTTGTTGGATAGTGTCCATAGTAAATACTAAGTACGCTTTTAAATCTTCTAACGAAGTTTCTTTCAAAAGATTACAAGCAATATGTGCTTTAGATTTAGTAATCTTTTTCTTTAAATATCCAAGTTGTTCCTCCATTTATTGCCCTTTACTTTTATGTTATTATTTAATAGTAATAATATACCTGCTTCATCAGTATATGTTTCACTGAAAAGAACTCTTGTTATACCTGCTTGCATTATAAGTTTAGCACATTCAATGCAAGGTGAGAGAGTGCTATATAATGTAGCACCCTCTGAACTTACTGTCCCCTTTGCTAACTTACATAATGCATTAGCTTCTGCATGTATAACTTCTTTTTTTGTAGAACCATTAGGATTTTTACATTCATTATCCATACCCGCAGGCATACCATTAAATCCGAATGCAAGTATATTATTATCTTTAACAACTACGACACCAACTTTATTGTCGGTATCGTGTGACATGTTACTTACTTCCTTAGCAATATTTAAATACAAGTTATCATATCTAGCTTGTTTAGTTACTGCATTTGTGTAGTTACTCATTAGATCTCCATAAATACATTATCAGTAGATGTTAGTCTACCGGTTTTAGTATTGTATATAGCTGCACCTGCTGAACCAGTAAGACCTGTAAATCTAGATTTCAATACTCTAAACTTAATTGTATTACGTTCAGTTGCGTTATCAGCTACTAGGTTTCTAGCGAATGCTACTATATCAAATGATATTTGTTTGATAGAACCACTACCTTTAATATCATCTATAGAGGCTAGCTTACCTTCCTCGAATGAAGCACCACCACCTGGAGCTTTTCTTAAGTGTGAGATTAAACATAACCATATATTATGTTTCTTAACAATCTTAAGTAAGTCACTCATTACTTTATCGATTGCTTCGTTACCAGATAAACCTTCAGAGCCTTCTGATACCGCTATAGTTATATGATCTAGTACTAAGTATTTACAACCCATTAGACACATATATTCTATCTTATCTGTTAGTGTTGAATCACCTACAGAACCTTGATGATCTAACAAAACTAATCTTTCATCTGCGAATACTGATTCAAAACCTTGACGTAAATCTAGTTCAGAAAGATTGTTATCATCATGATCTAGCTTTTGATTCAATGTCATTTCAATAAACTTCTCAGCTGTATCACCTACACTTTCTTCAAGTGATATTAAACCAATTTTGTTTTCTTCATCTTTTAATAAATCAAGTACGATTTCTTTAACGATTGTTGATTTACCTGAACCAGTACCACTAGTAAACAAAGTAATCTCACCTTGTCTAATGCCTTTAAGTTTATCATTTAAACCTGCTAAGCATTTAGGATAAGGTCTAGACTTAGTTCTTTGTCTTTGCTGGAACTGTTCCCATATTGCTTCGCCCATTACTAAACCAGCGGGTGACCATGTTTCGGCATCCCAATAGCTTTGTAATAAACTTTGTGGTCCATGCTTTAGTAGTTGTTCACATGGATCTTTCTCTAATAGCTTAGCTACTTTAACTTTACCAGCACCAATTATCTTAGCAACTTTCTGTACTGCTGCTTGACCAGCTTCATCTTTATCAAAGAATAATATTACAGATTCAAATCGTCTGATCCATTCTCTTTGTGCTAATACTGTCTTGCAACCTGTAGCACTAGGCATTGATACTACTGGAAATATTCTTTTATATTTATGTAAGAATGCTTCAGCTACTGCGCAAGCATCTAGCTCGCCTTCAGTTATTACAAGTGTCTTACCACCACTAGCAACTGATTGACCGAATAATTCTACATTACTAAAGTTACCATGTGCTACAAAGCTTTTTGGTAACTTACGTTCTTTATATGCGGCAACTCTACCTTCATTAGTATAAGGATAGAAGTGCGAACCACCGGAACCATCAGGATTTACAGCCATCTTAATTCCAAAGTGATCTACTACTTGTTTAGATATACCACGACTGTTAATAGGAAAACTATTTAAGTCGTTAATTTCTTCAAGTGTTATGTTACTATTTGGTTTAGCAACAGGTTCTAAGTCATTCATAATGTTTACTTTCTTAGTTGTATATTGACATGAAAAACAGTATGCACCATCTTCGTATATTGTAAATGCGTCAGATGAGTCACACTCTGGGCAAGCAGTTTGCTTATACCTTGACATTAATTACCGTCCTTTCTAACAACTCTTCGTCGTTTACTATTTCTAAAGGTATTTGTTCAGGCCATCGTTCGACTTTAACAAATAAATATTCATTACCTTTAGCTACTATTTGTTTATCTAATGTTATATGATAAACTTTATTATCATTAAATTCTTCAAAGATACCCTGGTATGTATCTAATAGTGGCTTAACTACGTTATCTAGGTCTGCCATTTTATTAGATACACCAGCAATAATATCAAATTCTAATTGATCAGATTTTTCAAAGGGCCATTCGACCCCTTGAAGTTCGTCTCTTAATTCATTTTGATATTCGATATACTTAGCCGACTTTATCGACTTGTTCCTGTACGTCATTTGATTCGCTGACAGTGGCTTTACTTTGAATGTATGCTTTAATATCTTCATATTCTTCCCATGACGTTAGCATTTTTAGTAACTTATGACTAAGCTCTAACTGTTTTATAGTCTGACCATGTTCTTTCCACGTAGCTTTAATCTTATTCCATTGTCTTGATAGTGGTACGCCAGCTAAAATCTTTGCTGCTTTCTTAGGGCCAATACCTTTTAGACCTGGAATATTATCTGTGTTATCACCAGTCAAACATTGAATATATAGATTATGTAATGCTTCTTCTTCATTGATAAGCTGCCAAGTATCTTTACCATAATTGTAATGATGACCTGGTATCTGTAGTAAATCTTTATCTATACCACAAATTACATACTCTTCTTTTCTATCGAGCGCTTCACGTGCCCATATAGAAACTAAGTCATCTGCTTCCATACCGTCTGCTTGAATAGCACCTTTAGATACTGCATGTTTATGTAAGTAATTTAGTTTATCTCTTACATCTTTATCAAGCTCAGGACGCGTAGACTTATAATCAGAACTAAGTTCTTTGCGATAGTTACCTTTACCTTTAACTGCATATAATACTTTTAGTTCTTCAGTAAAAGGATTAACCATTTTATCAGAAACTTCTAGCTTCATCTTATTACAAAAGCTATTATAGTTCTTGCGTAGTTCAGATTGATTCTTAGATTTATATGCTATCTTAAAGAATATAGAATCTGTATCTACAAACATGTGTTTAGTTTCCATGTACTTCCTTTCTTTCTAAATGCTTACGAATATCTGCATAAAACCCGTTGTATTTAGAAGGTTTAATTATATCCATTAGTTCCCAGTATTCTAGTATACCAAGTGTATTAACTTTAACCATATCACCTGCAACTAATAATCTTTCAGGTCTATCATTCCATTCACAAAAGAAAAAGTTATCTGTTAATTCTCTTTGCTTTAATAAATAAACCATTTTATTGCATGGAATATTATACCAGGTTTTAATAAATTTAACATCAACATTACCATATATTTGATCGACGCCATCAACTTGCCAGTCAATATGATCTTGCCAAGTACCTTTATCAATCATCCACCACTCAAATATTTCACATTCAATATCAAGTTTTAATCGTTCGAATGATCTACCTCTTGGATTATATATTTCAGCGCGAGCATCACGTTGATTAATAAAATCTTTTGTTACATTAATATCTACAATCATTAGTGTACCTCCGCATAGTTATTACCAATTGTACCTTCACCTGCCATAATATCTACGCCCATTTCTTTAGGACCTTCAGCAAATGATTCAGTAAGTATTTCTAATACTCTATCAGCATCTTCTTCTGCTACTGACCATGCTACTTCATCATGATAATAAAGTCTAGGTTCAGCATCAAGATTTTCTGATTTAATTTTATTCATTTGATAATGCAATGCAGCTTTTGTAGTTATAGCTTCACAACTTTGTAACAAATAATTTAATGTTTGATAATCTTGCGGTACATAAACTTTACGACCATCAAGACCAGGAATGTAACCTTCAACATTTCTGCTATGATTATCTGTTATGTTCCACATTGATACTAAATTATCTTTTAATGCTTTTAAACCAGGAATAGCATCACCATACTTTTCTATAGATTGCTTGCCAGCTTGTATGTTACCTTTACCTGTAAGTACTTTACCAAGTTTAGTAGCACCAGCACCAAATAGAAATGCATAGATCCAAGTCTTTGCAGTACGTCTATCAGTATTAATAATGTCTGCATTATACTGATGTATATCTCCATCTAGTATTTGATTTGTAAGACTATCTGATTTAACATAATGTGCTAATGATCTGAATTGATTACCACTAGAGTCAGCACCTACTATCTTTCTTCCAGGTTCTGCTGTTAGTAATTCTCTAATTGATTTACCAAGTTTAGCATTAGCTGCTGGAAGATTAGCAATAACTTCATGGCGGCATCTGAATGTAGGTGTACCTACTATCCATAGTTTACCATGTAATCTATTATTCTTTAAGTTATTAAGCCAGCCTTCGACAACACCTTTACGTGATCTAAGTGTAGTCCATTCATCAATCATTTTACCCTTATCACCAAGTTTTTCTAATGAAGTTGATGTAAGCTTAGGTGTTTTCTTAATGAACTCTCTACCGAATCTTTCCATTTTCCAATCATCAGGTTCCCATCCGATTGAATATAAGTATTCTTTAACTTGTGCAAGATTACCCATGTTAGCTTTCTTAGTTTCTTTTCTTTGAAACTCTCTACCAGCTGCCCATTTAAATGTATGATTAGGTTTAACTTCTTGATTAAGAAATTCACTTAACATACGTGCAGTAGCTGCAGTATATTCACCTTTCTTAGTAAACTTAGGTGTCTTAGGTTTCTTATCAATTAATTTAGTAACTGGTGGTAGCTCAGGTTCAATTACTTTTTCGATAGCATTCATACTATTTTCAATATCATCTAATAATAAATTAGCTTTATCTTTATTAAAAGCCCAGCCATAGTATTGACAGTATGCATCAAACTTAGCAGCAGTCATTTCATTTCGTAAACCTTTACGTATTAATGGTTTCTTTATTGCTAATCTATTTAATTCTGATGTAAGATGACCATATATTACAGAGTTTAATTTAACATCTCTTACACAATACTCCATCATTCTATCAGAGAAATGTGACCAATCATCATAACTACCTTTATGATATTTAAGATATTCACCCCATCCAGCTAACCCATGTTTATGTGGGCGTCTGTAATTTAATACTTGAGATGCTATCCATGTATCAAAGAATCTATTACCTTGATACAAATCAACATTATATAATCTTTTAATTACTAGCGCATCAAAACCAATACCGTTATGTGCTATTAGTAAATTTGCTTTTTCTAATAATGATAGGCCCATTTCAATAGGCCCATCATATTTATCGGATTCATTAGTGTATTTCATGATACGACCTGTATCTATGTTTTGTATTACTAAACACCATATCTTAGTCGCATCTAGACCGTCAGTTTCTATATCAAACGTTAGCCTCATTGTTAGCCTTTCTGCTGGCATCAAGCTCAGCTTTAAGTTGTTGATTATCTTGCATTAAATTATTGAATACATTTAATAACAAGAATTTATTTTCATCACCTATTATTGCTCGTCTAACATCATCAACCGTTACAGGTTTGTTATCAGCAACATTAGTTTGTTGTAAATCATCTTTACTCATATATACTCCTTATTCGTATTGTGAGTTTGCTACTTGACCTTTAAATTCATTTTGTAAATCACGCTTTTCTCTTAATATTAAAAGCCTTTCTCTTTCTGCTTCAAATATATCAGATAGTATTCCGCAATCATACTTAGTTATTTCAGGTCCTTTCCAACCTTCTGGTTTAACCATATCTGGTAAACCAAATGGATTTTTCCTGGATTTATTTGCTCCAGGCTCTTTAGCCATATTAGATTTATGTACTTCTTTCCATACTTTATCGGCATCACAATTAAATAATTCTAATGTACCTATTGCAATAACAATAAGATCAATTAAACCATCAACTACTTCTTTGTGATCTTTATTTAAGAAAGCTGCTTGAGTTTCTTCAAACTCTTCTTCTAAAAAGTCTAATCTAAATGCTAAGAAATCATTTAATAATTTAAAATTTCTTGCTTCGAATTGGCGTCTAACCCATTCTTTAGCACCGAATTTATCATGCATGATTCTAATATCATCATACCATTCTGAATAATTTTCGTTACGTTTTAAGCTCATACTTTATATTTCCTTTATGTTCGTAGTTATATATTTCCATATGCTTTGGTTCAAAATCTTCTGTACTAAACTGTGGTTGCAAATGATAGTTAGCATCATAATGTACATAACCATTTTCTATTTGTGACCAAGCTGTACTAAAATGATCTGAATAAATATGTGCATCAGCTACCATTAGTTTTAGTGTACCTGACTTAGCACCAATTAAGTTAGACCAACATGCTAGCATAGTAGCACCAAATACCATATCACTTGGTATACCTACCATCCAATCACCTGATCTTGAATACATTAACATAGATAAAGTTTTCTCATTATCATATTTATCTTCATCAACATAGAATTGATATAAGAAATGACATGGTGGTAAACTTAAATCTTCCATACCTTCAGGATTCCATGCGCTAATAATATGTCTTCTATCATATGGATTAGATCTAAGATTATTTAATACGTTTCTTACTTGATTAACACCATTAAAATTATACCAACTATTACCGTAACTAAGACGTAACTCGCCAGTATCAGGATCTCCGAACTCATTCCAGTAATTGCACCCCCATTTCTGAAAGTCTTTAACATTTTTAGGCTGTCTAATTATAGCAGCATATTCACCTAATACACCTTCATAGTGTATCTTACGTGATGTTAGTAACGGGAAGTAATGATTACGCATATCAAATTCTAGTTCTTTAAATGGTAAAGATCTAGTATAACCATTACGACCTTCTTTCTGACGACCATATCTTAGTATGTCTTCAGCTATATTTAAATACTTTTGATTATATATTTGCATTAACCAGATCTCATTACAGTAGTTTTTAACTTTTTATTTTCTAAATAAGCTGCAAACATTGCACAATAAACTGCCATGTCTACTAACGTATCTTCTAAGGATTCAAAGTTAATCTTTTTATCTTTAGTTTCTGCAAGACTTCTCATGCGTAAATACTTAGTATGAATCATATGCATATACGATTTATTACCATATGGAAAGTAATCTTCTTCAGTCCACATGTTACCTTGGTAATCAGCTTGCTTTCTTTCTTTAAGCTCAGCGGCTTCTTTCAATATCGTCGAGGCTGTTACTTTTGCCATACTTATTTCCTTTCTTACGATTGTATTTAGTTTTATCCGGAATAACTTTATGTGCGTATTCACGTCTTCTACCTTCATTCATAGCTTTAGCTATAGGATTAATGATTCTAATACTTGTTTTCATACGCATACTCCGGATGTGGGTTATTAAAAAATATATATTATATAAAAATTTATGTAGCGACAGCGGAATAAATTTAATTAAGATCTTAAACGTCTCCTAAAAGAAATCTAAAGGAGGTACCTATGGGTTATGAGAATTGCGGGAAGCACCCGAATTCGCTTGCACAGTTGAGACCAGTGATGGACTCAGAGACAGCTCGTGAGATGCAGGCGAGAGGCGCGGAGAAGCGTCGTCAGAACAAAGCACTCAGAGAAGCTATGAGACTGTCAGCCTCCGAGTTTAAAAAAATTAGGGATGAAGTAATTTCCGAAATGCCATCGGCCGTTGATATACTTAAAGTACAATTGGCGAAGGCTATTGAATTGGAAGATCAAGAAACTATAGAACGATTGGCTATGGCGTTGGCTGAATATGAACAGCCGAAGCTACAGCGTATTGACCAGACTAGCTTGACGCTTGATACGGCGGAAATGTCGGAAGAGGATTTGCAGAAAAAAATTGCAGAATTGTCGGACTGAGACGTATCTCGGATGTGGGTTAGCAATTTTAAAAGCCTAGAGGTATCACTTGATTGTGTACGCTCTAGGCTTATTTTTGCAATTTCACCAGGCCGAGTGAACTCAAGGAACCTGTCAAGAGGAGTCGCGTGGTTATTTAATTTCGTCGCTACCGACTAGGAGGCCTTAACTCTCATTGCAAAAATATGGGGTAACTATTGAGACTTGAACTCAAACTAACAGAATCACAAACTGTCGTGCAACCGTTACACTATAGTTACCGTAATGCTTTTTGTTCGTCACGAAGTATTTGAATATAATCGTATGCATCTTTCTTATTCTTGAACGAACCTAATGGAACCCAGTGAGTGCCATTAATCTTTTGTTTAGCTTTGATTTCATCTTTAGTAGATAGACCGAGATCAAGCGAGGTAGCTTTAGCAAAAGCTCGAACTCGGTTATCAACAGGAGATTTTTCAGAAACATCGAAGTGGAATAGTTTAATCATTTTAGATAGTTTACCTCTTCAAATATATCAGATAGATTACCTTCAACATAATGTCTGGTACCTGATTGCATGTACATACATAAAGAACCATTATTCCATTCTTCAATTGATTCAATCTCATCTAATTTAATTGCAATTTGCTTTTCAGAGTATTGTTGTTTACACATTAATACGTTGTATTGAATAGCATCACCGTATTTATTATTATTAAATATATTTGTTAATTGCATTATAGTATAACCTCAACGTGTTTATCAAACCATTCTTTATTAACACCTTTCATAGCCATACGTTGGGCTAGTTTAAGTTTAGCAACTTTGTTATGAAATCTGTCAGAATCAAAGTTAGGATTTCGAGATTTACAGAATGCTACAAGTAAATCAATAGTAGCATCGCAAAGTAAATCTTTGTGAGTTTCGTCAGCACACATATGTGCAAGTGCTTCGAAGTCGGGTCGAGTCATAGTCATATTATTACAACCTTTACATTTTCAATGATTAAAATTAATAGAATACCTAAAGCTATGCCGAGCATAAATCTTGGAAGTGTCATGTTAATCTGTCTCCTATTTTATAAAGCATTTTTAATTCTGAACATGAATCTTTATAACCTTTACGATCTTTGATATTATAATTTTCATCAATTTTAGAATTAATTAAGAATACTCGGTGTTCGATAAGATCAAGAAGCAAATCGCGTTCTTTCTCATCGAGTACTATTTTATATTCGACTACCATAATTAGAAATTACAGAATGTTGAAGTTAAAACATTTCGTATTTCGCAGTTTTCGATGTCTTCGAGATCTTTATATTCATCAGAAGTACGACAGCCTGCGATAATAATTTGAATGTCTTCATCAGTAAAATTATGATTAGCTGCTAGTTGAGTTACATTTTCACGGAACTCGAGAACAGTTTCTTCAATAAAATCATTTACGATAGCTTCGAGCTCATCAGATCTGGATTCTAGAACTGATTGAGCATTGTTAATAATATCTTTATATACTTTAAATAGCATAATTTTAAACTCTTTAGTTGTTAAAGGGAATGGGTTTATCGATACGACCACCAATATAGGATTGCTCGTATCAAAAGGATTACGCCGATACCTGAACCGACGTATTCCCAGAACGGATCAATTTGATCCATAAGCTGCTAACTTATCATTTTTAGCTTGGAACTCAAGACGCCATATTTTATTCTTAAGCTTTTCGATTTTACGTTGAACACCAGGACTTTGACCGGTTTCGATTTCATGTTTTAGTTTATCGAGAGCGTGTCTATCGTGATGTACGTATACGTCGAACTCTTCAGCAAATTTATGATTAAGATTAGAATCGGCATTGCCATGTAATAACTTTTGTGTTTGAGGAATACCGTATGCACCTTTGAAGTATCTTACAAGAGATGATTTATATTTAGTATGCCATCGTCTTGGGCCACGCGCCATAAGGCGCACTGTGTAGAGCATATCATAATCTGTAATCATTTGATAAGTTCTTGCATGCTTTCTTACGTTTGCATTTTGTTTAGTAATAGTATTTTTAAGATCGATAAGACTTTTATCATCTTTAGTTGCTACAGTAAATTTATATGACTTAGTACGCCATGCTTTCTTACTGTTACGAGGTTTTCTATAAACTGCCATAAGCTACCTTTCTATATTGGATGACGGTTTGCTAAATAATGTCGGGACCAGGAGAGTGAACAATCAAGCGTTTCTCGTGGTCCCGAATAATTATTTAATTAGACGTGTTATCGTCTGTAGACATGAAGATTGCTTCTTTTTGCGCTTTAAGACCGGTAATGTCTAAAGAACTATTATCTTCGACTGTAGTAATAGTACCGGCGATAAGCATTAAAGTAACAATACCTTGGAATAAACCTGTGGCTATAACACCCATAAGTATCTCCTTAGAATGGCATTTCTGCTGGTTGATCATTAGATTGCTGAGGTTCAACAATCGGCTCGAAGTCTACAGCAGGTGTGTATTCGTTAAGAGTAACGATTTGTACTGCAGTTAAAGAACTTGCAATACCTTCGCGACCTGCAGTAGCATAAGGGTATTGATATACAATAACATTACCAACAGAACCGTTACCGATTACTGAAGGATCTGCGATAGGTTGTGTATCTTTACCAACAACTCTGACTGGACCGTTAGATGAACCGTCAGCTTTGTATGCTTTTCTTTTGAGAGAAACAGTATACTTAGACGAATCAGCTTTATCAGTCTTTACATTAAAATGATTAGCTGACCATTCATCAGCTTTAGCTTTATCAGTAGTAGCTATTTGTATTTCCCATTGCTCAGTGCCAAAAGGATTTACAGGCTTAGCTAGCTTAGCCCAATTGATTTCGACATTATCAATACGATAATTACGTGCTTCAAAATTCTGCATGGATAGTACCTTCCTTTGCTAGATGTTAAAATTAAATAATTCGTGAGCAGTTTAACGACATGCTCAGGTTCGTTTTGCTTCTCTTAGGATGTAGGAACATCTGGACCTTTATATAAGGTGTATATGTAGAGAAGGAAAAGTAAAGAAAAATTTATGTAGCGTTAGCCGGAATAAATTTGGTTAGGAATCTGAGAGAAAAGATTTTTCAGACTCTGAGAGAAGATCTTCATCATTATCTTCTTGATTAAGTTTGACTATGATGAGATCTAATTGATTCTCAATAGCTTTGAGTTTCGTATAGATTAAAAGGAACTCGTCATCGAGACGTTTATTGAGATTAGAGAATAACATAGAGAACTCCTATAAAGTTTGGACGCGGGTTATATTGTCAGAATTCTGACAGATTAACTTCAAGTAAACTTCAACGTAACACGTGTGGGTCTACGGATGTAGGTTCTTTTAAAAAATACCCCACCGCTAGGTGAGGTATTTAGAGATTTATAAATTAGAAACAGGTTCTGAAGGAGTGGGAGTAGATGTTTGAGGTGCTTCAGGTGCCTGAGGTGTAGAAGGTATTGGAGGAAGAGGATTATATTGATTAATTATATTATTTTGTTGTGGAGTAATATAATTAGGGTTAGAAGGAGTAGGTTGCAAACCCAGAGTTTGATTTATAATTTTATAGTGTTGTGTATAAAATTGTTGGGTTTGTGTATTTGTAATTATATAATTAAATGAATGAGTGTGAAAGAAATTATTATTTTGTGGAAGATTTATATAATTATATAAGTTAGTGAATTGTTGTGAATTATAAAGAGGATTAAGAAAAGAAAGAGGTTTTTGAAATTGCATAATGGAGATCCTTTATATAATTGAAAGAAAAGTATAGAAAAATTTATGGAACAACGTGGAGTAAATTTTATGTTAAGGAAGTAAAGATGTAAAAGAAAAGTTAAGGATAGGCGCATATTAAAAAGTAGGGGGCTGAAAGTATATAGGGGTATATACACATTTTATAAGTTAAGTTTACTTATCCTTCAGCTTATATATAATATATAGATCCCCCCTTTAAGGAGACGTTTAAATTTAAATGTCCCCTTAAAGTTAAACTGAGGAGAAGCTAAAATGAATAAGAAGAAACAGTTAATCCAGCTTCTCGAAGAAAAACATAAAAGAAAAAAGCTAAATAACTATCAGAATAACTTTACTGACTTTGCATCAGACAATATTAAGATTATTACTAAAGATGCAAGGAGGGGCTTTGTAAACTTTACGTTCAATGACTGTCAGAAAAAAATTACAGAAATTTTAGATAAACAGTTAGCTGACAATGGAAAGGTCAGAGCTATTATATTAAAAGCTAGACAGCAAGGAATATCAACTTACTGTGCTGGCAGAGTATTCTGGAAAACATATTTTACACCGCATGCTCGTTCAGTTGTTATGGCACATGACAGTGCAACATCTGATGCACTATTTAATATGAGCCGTAATATTATAAGGAATATGGATTCTTTGTATAAACCGACTGAGCTGCGATCAAATGCAAAAGAAATTGTTATTTCATCACCTCACTTTAAAAAAGATGCTACTGGTGAAAAACCTGTATCGTCATATAGATTATATACTGCGGGTAGTCCTGAGGCTGGCCGTGGAACTACACCGACTATAGCACATCTATCGGAGATTGCTTTCTGGCAACATGATGAGAAAATATTAGCTGGTTTGTTTCAGGGTATATCTGAAGCGCCGGGTACTGAAGTTATACTTGAGTCAACAGCTAATGGTGCACAAGGTGAGTTTTATAGACTATGGCGTGGTGCATTAGAGGGTGAGAATGAATACACACCGATATTCCTTCCGTGGTTTACGACCTCTGAATACTACAGAGAACCACCGGAAGACTTCGAACGTTCTTCAGAAGAAGAGCTACTGGTAGAGGATCACAACTTAAACAACGGACAACTCTACTGGCGTCGGTTGAAGATTGCTGAAGGTGGGGAACTAAAGTTCCGCCAGGAATACCCAGCAACTCCCGATGAAGCATTTATTACTGCAGGTAAATCTGTATTTGCAATGGACAAATTAAAAAAGTTATTACCTGCTGAACCTGATAAAAGAATGATATTTGATTTTAATTCATTTACGTGGGAGGCATCGAAAGATGGCAATCTGGATATATGGGAGTTTCCTGATTGGGATAGTAATTATATTCTTGCTGCCGATGTTGCATTAGGTGTTGGACAAGATTATTCAGCAGCTGTTGTTATGGACACAGATAGAAAAGTAATTGCTTTGTATAGAGATAATTATATTGACCCTAGTAAGTTTGGTGATTTGTTATTTTACTTAGGTCGCTATTATAATAATGCATTGTTAACTGTTGAAAGTAATTCAATGGGCGTTGCAACATTATCTCGACTAGCACAGATGAATTATATAAATTTATATAAACAAACAAAAATTTCGGCTATATCAAAAGAAGAAGGTATGGTACCAGGGTTTAAAACAACTCAGGTAACAAAACCACATATAATTGGTAATTTAAAAAATGCTGTAGAAAATGATGATATATGGATAGCATCACGTACTATTATACAGGAATTAAAAGATTATGTTAGTACCGACTCCGGAAGAACTGAGGCTGCTCCTGGGTGTCATGATGATACTATTATGGCTACAGCTATTGCCTTAGAAACATTAAGAACACATTATGACAAGTTAACTATGAATAAAGTACCCTGGTCGCAGAAAGCAGATAATTTTTTGTTTGATGATGATACACAGTGGCTTTAAGAGTTCCCATTGTCCTCGCTGCTCCGGCGGAAGCAGGGGATAAATCCGCCACCCTACGGAGGTATATATGAAAGAAAAATTTAAGAATTTTAGTAAAAACTTTGGTGAAGGCACAGCCTGGGATTTAGATTACGGTAAACTATTAATAATTGGTTTGTTAATTTATCATATCTTTATACAATGAAAGCCAGGTGTGTAAACACAAAGATTATAACTTTAGTTGACGAAATATCACCTGAAGAATCTATAGCTATGATTGCGTTAGCGGAAGCATTAGGTATTAAACTTACAATAACTAAGTCATGTAAAATATTAATATTTAAATGTGATACGCTAGCTGCACCATTACAGTTATTATCTGAGATGGGGCTATCAGAATATATAGGCGCAATGAAAGAAGTTATAGAATGGGAAGTAGTTGAAGATAATAATTCAGCTGAAATAATAGATTTTATAGGAGAAAGCTAATGGCTGAAAGGGATCCACGATTAAAAAGAGCCGGAGTATCAGGTTATAATAAACCTAAAAGAACTCCAGGGCATCCTACTAAATCACATGTAGTGGTAGCTAAGCAGGGTGATAAAGTTAAAACAATTAGATTTGGACAGCAAGGCGTACGCGGTGCTGGTAAAAATCCTACAAGTAAAAAAGATAAAGCGCGTAAGAAATCATATTATGCTAGACATAATGCGCAAGATGCAAACCCAAGCAAGTTAAGCGCCAGATACTGGTCACATAAGGTTAAATGGTAATATGGCTAAAAGTACAGTAAACAAAGCAGGTAATTATACTAAACCAACTATGCGTAAGCAACTCTTTCAGAGAATAAAAGCAGGTGGTAAAGGTGGTAGACCAGGACAATGGTCTGCACGTAAAGCTCAAATGTTAGCTAAACAATATAAAGCTAAAGGTGGGGGCTATAGATAATGGCTTTAACCAAAGGTCAAAAAAGTCTAAAGAAGTGGGGTAAAGAAAAGTGGCGAACTAAGAGTGGTAAGAATTCTACTGTAGGTCCAAAAGCTACAGGTGAAAGATATATGCCATCGTCAGCGATAAAATCTTTAACTGCCGCTGAGTATGCTGCAACAACTAGGAAGAAAAGAAAAGATACTAAAGCTGGTAAGCAGCACTCTAAACAACCAAAACGAATTGCAAAGAAAGTAGCGAGGCACAGATGATATTTTTATTTCAACAAATGCTATGGTTAATAGGAAACAGAAATAAAATATTATTAGACAAATTACTTGATAAAAGCAGACATAGAATACATTCAATAAAGTTTGATGATCTATGTAAATAATAAGGAGATGGGGACATGTTTGAAGCATTCATAATGGTATGCTCAGTTTATAATTTTATGGATTGCCGTACATTTAAAGATCTAAATGGTCCATACATAGAAATGGAAAAATGTGAAGTAAGAATAGAAGAAATGAAATTTGATATAATAAATAATAAATTACCATTTGTGGTTATTAAACAAAAATGTACGGATCAATTTACAAACCCGGAAAAGTACAATGGTAATGAAAGCAATACAGAAGAACTTAGAGAAAAACTCAAGATTTAATGAGTATGATGAAGACGGTGATGGCGTAGTTTCTGATGAAGAACTATCTCATTTAAAAGAAATAAAAGAAACAGAAGCTGCACTGCGTAAGCAGTTGGGCCAACTTAGAATGGCCAGATATACTTTAATAGGTATGGGTGTGTTTACAGTAGCTATGTTTTTACCATGGGTACCATTAGAAAGAGTTGAAGCTCTATCAGATGTAAGTAACTTATTTTATATATCAGGTGCTGGTATAGTAGGTGCATACATGGGTACATCAGCATGGATGAGTAAAAGAGGATGATATGGTTATCAATGGACAAGGATGGCAAAACCATGAAGAAAGTTTTGAAGAAACATTAAGAAGAGAAATGTTATCTGCAAGGCAAGCTTTATGGTTAACTAAAATGGATTTAAAAGAATTACAAAAAGCCCATTATAAATTGTTGCAAAGAAATAAAGAGTTACTAGCAGAGCTAGCAAATAAAAAGGAATGTACATGCGAGGGCTAAGACATGACAGATTTACCTAATATAGCTTCAATACATCATACACCAGTTTTTAAAATTATAGTAGGACTAATAGTATTTTATGTAGGACTTAAAATGTTTGCAGGCGGAATGAAAGCGCTTGGTAGAGTAGAACAGCTTGAACCTTTTATAGCCAATCCATACCTAATGTTCTTAGGTGGAATTGTTTGTACATTAATGTGGCAGTCAAGTTCATTATCAACAACAGCAATCGTAGGATTAGTAGCAAGTGGTTTCTTACCTTTACCTTCTGCTGTTGCTGCAGTATTAGGTGCTAATATAGGAACAACCGGAACTATATGGTTAGCAGGATTGCTTGTTTCAGATGGTTTACCTAAGGGTGATACATTACGAATAGCTGTAGCACACTCAGGTGTTAATCTATTTATGGCAGCTACATTGTTACCATTTGTACATCATATAGCAAGATTTTTAAATAAATTGTAAATCCCAGGAGCGGAATATGTCAAGATATATACAACAACCACGTAAGGAAAAGAAAAAGAAAGAACCTAGAACTCTTCCTAAACCTGGTTCATATGCTGTATCAAATTTACAGGACTTAAAAAAGAAAGTGCTTATGCATCAGGGAGGTAGTAGATGACCGAACCTTATGGATATAAAGAACCTGTAACTGATGATGAATTAGTTGAGCTTATTGATAGAGGCATAATGAATTCTAGCGGTGATTGGCTGGATTCAGCAGATCTATCAAGAGAAAGATTAAAAGCTACATATGAATATGCTGGTGTACCTGAAAGTCATTTAACACCACAGGGCGTAAGTACCATTGTTGATACATCTACAACAGAAGTTGTTGAAGCATATACTGCAATTATATCAGATTTATTCTTAAGTAATAATAAACTAGCACGCTTTGTGCCTTATGATGACTCACCAGGCAGCTTTGCTGCGGCCAAAGATGCTTCAGCTATAGTAAATTATTGTTTGTTTAAAAAGAATAACGGCTGGGAGCTTATGTCTCAGTGGATTAAAGCTGCGTTATTATGGAAAAATTCTGTATGTCGCTGGACATATATAGAAGATAAGAAACATGAGTTTGAAGAATACGAAAGAATTTCACAAGCTAAGCTAGATGAATTACTTTCAGATGAAAATACAGAAATTGTTGGCGAATTACAGTTTGAAAATGACTTTGCACCTGCAGATCCATTAACAAGTATGCAGCCACAAGCAGAATTAATGTACATAAACGTACGATTAAAGAAAACAATTGACAGATCTCGTGTAAAATTAGAGTTAGTTCCACCAGAAAACTTTAGAATATCGCGTGAAGCTACGTCAATTGAAGAAGCATCTTTTGTTGGTATACAAACAGAGATGACAAGATCAGAATTACGTAAGCATTATCCCGAAGAAACTGCAAATATTACAGAATGGGACGAATTAGGTGATACAGCTTACGCAGGTAGTCTAAGATATTCGCAAGAAGTTGCTGCAAGAAAAGAAATTACAGGACAAGAGTACATATCAGGCAGCATGGTAGAGAATGATGCGCCATTAGAAGCTAATAAACCGGTAACAGTTACAGAATCGTGGCTAAATGTGGACAGAGATGGTGACGGTATTGCAGAATTAAAGCATATAATAACTGTTGGCGATTATATAATGTATGAAGAAGACATTGATAGCATACCATTAGCGTCTATTACACCTATAGACATACCATTTGAGTTTTATGGTTTGTCAATGGCAGACTTTACTAGATCATCTACCCTAGCATCTACTGCTATACTACGTGGATTTGTAGAGAATACTTACTTAACTAACTATTCACCTAAACTTGCAGATCCTAATGTAGTTGACTTTAGTGCATTACAGAATATGAAGCCTAAACAGATTATACCAACTAACGGTAGTCCAGTAAATGCAGTACAACAAATGCAACCTGAAACAATATCTACAGGTACTGTACCATTATTAGAATACTTACAGCTAATAAAGGAGCAAGCAACGGGCATGTCGAAGGCCGCACAGGGCCTTAATGATACTTTGTATATATCAGGTAACTCAGAACAAAAGCTAGCTGCTGTGCAGTCCGCAGCGCAAAAGAGAATACAGCATATTGCACGTAGGTTTGCTGAGACTGGATTTAAAAAGCTAGTTGCTGGTATATATGAAACTATGCGTAAGAATGTAAAGGGTAAAATAATGTATAACCTAGAAGGTGTATACGGTACTGTTAATATGGATAGCTTACCTTCTAATATGGATGTAGAAATTTTATTAGATATTGGTGAAAATTCTAATGCTAATCAAATTCAAAAGCTATCTAAGATAGGTGGAGAAATATTACCTACATTAAATAAGCAGGGTGTAGGAATGGTTATTAAACCTGAAGCACCTGCTATATTAGCTACTAAGTTAATTGAAGCAATGAACTTAGATAGTAATGATTTCTTAGAGGACTATACTACTGATGAGTTTAAGCAGAAGGCTGCTCAAACAATTCAAAAGCAATCGCAAGATGCTGAACAAATGAAAGAGCTTGAAAAGAATAAAGCTGCAGCAGATTCCGCTTTAGCGGAGGCTAACGTCAGTTTTACTAATGCTCAAACTAAAAATACCGAGGATGATAATGCAAAACAATTAGCGGTAGCTATAGATAAACATTATCAAGAATGGGCTGACCTTACTATTAAAGCAACTAAGGAAGGCGCACCAATAGCTGAGCATCCTAATTATGCTCAAATAATAATGATGGCCAAACAAATCTTAAAGGGAGAATAATTATGGCAACAGTTACAATTAATGCATCAGGTGTTGGTGCAGCACAATCAGGCGGAGCCGTATCAGGAACTAGCATATTAATTGTTAATGATACTGATGCTGCTGTTACATTTGACGTAACAACTGGAGGATCAACAGTAGAACAATCTGGTATAACTATACAGAAAAAAGATTTTACAATATTATCAGGTCTTGCTAATGCTGCTAAGACATTAACAAGCGTTAGAACTGCGCATGGAACAGTTGCGCAAAAAGATGAAAAATTATATATTCATCTAGCATCTTAGAATAATTAATAAATAGTAATGCCTAATGGGTTACTAACAATCTTGCTTACAAAGGAGAAAGCTTATGAATCAAACATTAACTTTATTTGATCACTTTAATACATTAACACCTTATGCTGTTGGCTTTGATCGTTTATTCGATCAGCTTGCGCATAGTTCAAGAGTAACTAAAACATATCCTCCATATGATATTATGAAGGACGATGAATATAATTTTAGAATTGAAATGGCACTTGCAGGTTTCAGTAAAAAAGATATTGAAGTTGAAGTTGCAGATAATGTATTAAAAATAAAATCTGTAAAAGAAAACGAACATGATACGAAAAACGTTTATAAAGGTATATCATATAGAAAGTTTACCCGTGAGTTTACAATTGCAGATGACATTGAAGTTAAAGACGCAAAGTTAGAGGATGGTCTTTTAACTATACTACTGGAAAGAATTATTCCAGAAGAAAAGAAACCCAAGTTAATTAAAATTAAATAGGAGGACATTATGGATCCAATTACATTTTCAGGCGTAGTTAGTTTTGGCATCAAAGCTGTACTAGCTATTGGTTTAGCAAAGGAAGTAATTACACCAACACTAGTCATGATATTCGGCGGCTAGTATGGATAAGTACCGTGAGACAGCTGAGAAGAGGCTGGGTAATGCAAAGTCATACGGTAAACATAAAATACATCCGGAAGAATTAGCGCGGCGTGCCCATGTTAAAGGGCACTTCGCATCTAAAGAACGAGATGAATTTTTTGATGAAGTATATGGCGAAGTCTTAATTGACTTATTTGTTGAGTGGTTAAAAACCGAACCACATGAAACTAAATCTCGAGAGTTCCTCTACTCTTCAGCTATGGCACTTGGTAGTGTCAAAGAAAGAATGATAAACTTCGAGACATATGGAAAAAATATTCCATACCTAAAGGAGGGCAATGATGACGAATCGAGAAATTGATTACGACAAATTATTACAGAATATTGATGAAATGATTAATACATTAGAATATGATTCAAGCAGAAGTGGTGGTAAAACTAAACTTAACTGTGATAAATTATATTATTTATATTCATTACAACAAAGATATAACTCACTATTAAAACCTAAAAAAGAGGTAACTAAGAAATGAGTGAACAAATAACCGAAGCAGAAGTAGCCTCTACCCCACCTGCGGATGACGCTATTGCAAAGGATGGTCGAACACAAGAACAATTGCTGGCTGACATTATTTCTAATTCGGACTTCGTACCGAAAGAAGAATCTCTACCCGAAGAGCAAGTACCTGAAGTAGACCCAGGCGAATCAGAAGAAATAGAAGACCCAAAAGAAACTGATGAACCTGTAAAAGAAGAAGTTGAAGAAGAAGCTGAGACTGAAGAAGTTGAAGAAGTGGTTGAGGATGCCGATGAAGAATCCGCTACCCAAGACACTACATTATTTACTCCTGAAGAATTAGACTTAGAAGCAAAAGTATCTATTAAGATCGATGGGCAAGATACTGAAGTTTCTTTTAATGACCTTATTAAAGGTTATTCTACTGAACAATCTCTATCTAAAAAGGGTCGTGAACTTGGTGACGCAAGGAAAGACTTTGAAAAAGAGTATCAAGATAAGTTAGCTGAAGTAAAAGAAATGTCAGATACTTCAATTGCTATCTTATATAAATCTGAACAAGAGCATGCTAAAGAGTTTCATGCTATTGAAGAAAAGATTGATAAAGCTCGAAGTGAAAATAACTCTTTTGATTTAGGAGAACTTAAAGATCAGAGAGAACAAATTCAAAAGAAATATTGGACAGCAAGAAGAGAGCGAGAAGGTTTACAAAAAACCGTTGCTGAAAAATCTAAGGAACAAATGCAAAAAGTATGGGATGAACAGTTAAAAGTATTTGACGAAACTATTCCAACTTTAATTCCTGGGTTTAATGAAACTATTGCTAAAGATATTCGTGAATTTGCAATCAAAGAAGGAATCGATGAAAAAGTATTAGATACTATTATCGATCCTAATATAGTTAAGTTTGTTAATGATTATAGAGTTTTAAAACAAGGATTGAATAAAGGTGCGGCTAAACGTAAAGTTACGCCAACTAAATCAGTTCCTGTTAAAAAGTCTAAACCTGTAAAGCAAAAGAAACAAGATGCTGCACAGGCTTTAAGACAAAGAGCTTTGAGTAAAGATGCAACTAAAGAAGATCAAGATGCATTTTTAAGAAGTTTAGCTGAGCGGTCACTATCTAATATTTAATCTTAGGAGAATTAAGATATGACTAATTTATTAGCTGTTCGCGCTACCGGAGGCCCAGGCGGTCCAACACGTGGCACAGGTGCTAATGTCTCGCAAAGAGAAGACCTAGCGAACTTTATAACAATGATTACTAGAGATGAGACTCCGTTCACATCAGACATTGGTAAATCATCCGCCACTGCTATTTATCATGAATGGCAAACAGATACACTTGAAGCTCCAGGCGATTCAAGAATCCCTGAAGGTCAAGACTTCTTAGCTCCAGCTTCTGGTGGTGCTTCTGCAACTCCTAGTGTTGGTAGTAAGTTTGCAGAGTCAGGTCCTCAGAGAACTAGACTAGGTAACTACACACAGATCAATGGTAAAACTATTGCTGTGTCAGGAACAAGACGTGCAGTTGACCAAGCAGGTGTTGCAGACGAATATGCATACCAGCTTAAGAAGCGTGGTACAGAACTACGAAGAGACGTTGAATTTGATATGATTCACGGCTATAATGTATCTGCCGCTATTAGTGCACAGAACGGTGACGCAAGATCAGCCGGTGGTTATCAATCATTTATTAACAGCACAGATACATGTACTTATGTAGGTGAGTTTACACAGCCAGCTACAGGTACAGGTTCAAAGCCTAATAATGACGGAACTGAAATTCCAAGAGCAACTATTGCTCCTTCAAGTTCTGCTGCTCCAGCAAGAGGAAGTTTAGCTCTTACTGATATTGATTCTGTTATGCAGAAGATTTATGAGCAAGGTGGTAAAGCTACAAAGATCATGGTATCACCAAAGATCCGAAGAGACTTCTCTGACCTTATGGTTAGTGATACAGGCGTAGTTAGAAACATTGATGCAGGTGGTCAGCTAAGACAATCTGTTGATGTGTATATGTCAGACTTCGGTGAGATTATGGTTATGCCTAACTATATTATGGGTCTATCTAACGTAATCGATAATATGCTTGGATCTAACCATGCTTCTACAAAGTTTACCTCATCAGGTAGACCAGACATGGCTAACTTCTCAGCATTGATTTATGATCCAATGTGGTTTGCTACAGCTTACTTAAGACCTCTACAAGAGGTTGACGTAGGTCAGCAGGGTGACTCAACCAAAGGTATGATGGTTGAAGAATGTACTCTTGAAGTACGTAACCCATTAGGTTGTGGAGCAATCTACGGACTTAACTAAAATACTATTAGGAGAGGCTTTAATTAGTCTCTCCTTTTTATTGGAGAATAAATATGCCTAAAGATAAAAAAGTATCAGCAGTAGGTATTGGTAAAAGTATCTATGATGATTGGAAATTAGGTGCTGAAACAATAACTAGTGATATATCAAGAACTGTTAAAAATATGATGAAAAAGAAAAAGAAAGAAAAGTCACCTTATAATAAATCTTCAAAGTATTATAAAGATGGTGGCATGGTTATAACAGGGAGAGACTAATGCCAGGAAAAAAGAAAGATAAGGGATTTGATGCTAATACAGTATTTGATATGAATAAGTTTCTTGCTTTAGATCCAGATAGAAAAAGAAAAGCTATTGAGTTTGCAGTAATGACTGGTAAAAAATTAAACAGACAAAATGCAGGCTGGGCAGGTTTTAAAAAAGGTGGTAAAGTTTCAAGCTATTATAAAGACGGTGGCTATGTTATTACAGGGAGAGATTAATGGTATTACCAGATTTTTATAAAGGTTATCATAAAGAAGGCGCAGCAATGCGTAAGACTAAAGTTAAAAGTACTAAAGGCGGTCAGAAACAAAAGCTTTCTAATGTACCTATGCCAAAAGCTAAACCTAAATTTAAAGGTAATACAGATGCTTTAGGTAATCGTACTAACTTAAAAACTAAAGCTAGCTATAAAGCAATGGGTGGTATGGCTAAATATTATAAAGATGGCGGCGAAGTAATGACAGGCAGAGAAGGTTTAACAGCTGCTCAGAAAACATTACCAGACTTTTTACAAAAGAAAATATTACAAGCTAAGAAAAAGAAGTAATGCCTTATAGTAAATATTCGGCTAAACAAAAAAGATTAGCTGCAGTGGCACCACCTCGTAAGAAAATAACTGCAGCTGATATAAATAAACTTGAGAGAAATAAAAATGGCAGATCCAAAAAAAGGAACCGGAAAAAAACCTAAAGGTTCTGGGAGGCGTCTTTACACAGATGAAAATCCTAAGGACACGGTTGGAATCAAATTCGCAACTCCATCTGACGCCAGAGCAACGGTTGCTAAGGTTAAAAGGATCAATAAACCGTATGCAAGAAAAATTCAAATCCTTACCGTTGGAGAACAGCGAGCTAAAGTAATGAAGAAAAATCAAGTGGCTAGTATATTTAAAAAAGGTAAAGAAGCCATACGTAAACAACATAAAAAATAGCGGAGGGAACTATGTACGTTATTAAAACAAATGCAGGAAATATATACCCAGTAGAAAAGTGTGTATACAGAATAGGCGCAGCTACAGGTGGAGGATATAAGTTAACACATTTAGATCTTATAAATGTAAGTAGTGCACCAGCACCAGCTTTACAAGCATCGCTTACAGCAGCAACAGCTGGAGATTTATTAGGTTACATTGGTAAGTCAGGTAGGTTTATAGCTATTACAGAACCGGCTACTTAATAGGAGAAGAGGATGGCAAAAGAAAACGAATTCACATTTGGTAGTGCTACAGTAAATCCAAAGCAAGGTATTAGAGCAGGCTTTGATTTATCTTCTGGAGATTGGGAAGCTAAGCAAGATATTACTCAATACTTAAATAATGCTAAGCTTGATAGAGATAAAGAGGCTTATTTCGGAAAACAAAATAAAAGTGGTTTTAGAAAGATGGCCACTATACCAGATATTGTAGCTATTAAAATCAATGAAGATCATGGAATAAATTTACACGATGGTACGTTTATGCGTGATAAAGATAAAATGAAAAAGCTAAAGTATATATTACAAACGGAATATAAACATTTGCTTGTAAATACTTAGGAGATAATTATGCCGACTTATGCAAACTTTACAGCATTAGTTAGAGATTGGTCTAACAAAGATTCATCTGTATTATCTGATACCAGGATTCAAGATTGTTTAAGATATGCTGCGGATAAGTGTTACAGAAATCTTAGAGTAGCGGCATTAGAAAATACTATAACATATAACTCTACAGCTTTAGAAGCTGCTACCACAGCGGCTAATACTTTTTTACCAAGTCAAACAGATTTAACTTTACCAACTGATTTAATAGAGTTTATACAAATAAGAGAAATTGATTCAGCTGGTAGAACATGTAGAGTGTTTAATGAAAAAACTGATTTAAGAACATTTAATGATTGGTCAGCACTTAAGACTAGTTATATAGGTTATTTTTCAAGACAAGGTAATACATTATTATTAGCACCAGGATTTGGTCAAGCAAATAGTTTAAGCACTGCAGATAAAATAGAATTACATTATTATAGAAGACTACCTGCATTAAATGCAACATATGACGTAACACCAGCTAACTATGCTGCAGGATTTTTAACACAAGATAATGCGGCGGCTGTAAGTCTTTTCTTTGTTAATGGAGATACCAATACAGCTTATGCTACTCAGGCAGAAGCTACAGAAGCTGCAGGTGGTAATCAAGGTAATACTAATAATGCTAAATATAAAGGTAATGAAGCAGCTAATTGGTTAAGAGATGAAAATGAAAGAGTATTATTAATGGGTGCACTTGCAGAAGTATTTTATTATTTGCAAGATGACGATCAAGGCGTTAAGTATAAAAAGTTATTTGATCAAGAAATATTTGAATTGAATGATGAAGATTCTAAACGTAATGCAGCAGGAGGAAATGTACAAGTAAACTTTAGCGGAAGAGGGTTAATCTAATGACAACACCAGCAGCACCAGATACAGTTAATTCAGTTGGAGCAACTGATGATGCCTCAAAGGGAGGATTGTTTAATAGTTTAAATAATACAACTCTTTCAACAATTGAACAAGCAATAGCAACTAAAGCTACTAATGCAGCAACCTCTGCTACTAATGCAAAGACTAGTGAAACTAATGCAGCAACTTCAGCAACTAATGCAGCAAATAGTGCAACTACTGCATCTACACAAGCTACTAATGCAGGTAATAGTGCAACAGCAGCAGCAACTTCAGCTACTAATGCGGCTAATACTTTAGATGCTTTTGATGATAGATATTTAGGAAATAAAACTAGTGATCCTACTGTTGATAATGATGGTAATGCATTACTAACAGGTGCATTATATTTTAATACTACTGATAATATAATGCGAGTTTACACTGGCTCATCATGGGTTACAGTTAAACCAACATCTTCAGATCAAACTGCAATTAATGCAGTAAACGCTAAT